ATTGGAACATTTACAAACCCAGAAAAAGATTACCAGTCAGATACAGTTTCATATCCACCATTTGATGATTCTGCATTAGACCCAGCAGATCAACACGCAACAATGTTAAGTGATGATAACAATACTTTATTAGAAAGAAGCTTTGATATGTTACAAGTAACTTCTCCATATCAAGCAGAAGAAATTTGCGAGAACATATTAAAAAGATCAAGAAACAATTTAAAAGCAGAAGTAACAGTAACTTCAGAAGCACTTAATCTATCTATTGGTGATATAGTTACAGCTACATACGATACAGCAGGATTTAGTGCTAAACCATTTAGAGTAATGTCTTTAGCTATAAATTCAGATTCAACAGTTACATTGGGCTTAGAAGAACATCAAGATAACTTTTATACTTGGGAAGAAAAAGGCGAAGCACCAACAATAGCTGATACTGTACTTCCAAATCCTTTTTCTGTATCTGCTCCCAGTTCAGTTACTTTAGATGACCAACTAATAGAATATTCAGATGGAGTTGTTATTACTGCTTTAGATGTAACCATTGGTGCATCACCTGATAACTTCGTGGACTTTTATCAAGTAGAATACAAACTAAGTACAGAAGCAACTTACCAAGTATCTGGTCAAGTCAAAGGATTAAATCATAGAATACTAAACGTGGTAGATGGATTAATTTATAACGTAAGAGTAAAAGCATTTAACACATTAGGAGTTCAATCTAGCTATACTTCTGCAACAAGAACTATTATCGGTGGAATTGCACCACCAGCAGATGTTGAAGATTTTGCTTGTAACATTATTGGTGGAGATGCACATTTATCTTGGACGCAAATACCAGATTTAGATTTAGCTTACTATCAAATTAGATATTCTACATTAACAAGTGGTGCATCTTGGGCTAACTCAGTTTCTTTGGTTGAAAAAGTTGCAAGACCAGCTACTTCAGTTACAGTTCCAGCAAGAGTAGGTTCTTACTTAATTAAAGCAGTAGATAAAAATGGTAACTTATCTTCTAATGAAACAATCATAGCAACTAACATTAGTACAATAGGAAACTTTAATGCTGTTGCTTCACAAACTGAATCACCTACATTTTCAGGAACTAAAACAAATACAATAGTATCAGATGGAACTTTAAGATTAGATTCATCAGAACTATTTGATTCTGCAACTGGAAACTTTGATTCTGGTACTGGATTTTTTGATTCAGGTCTTACATCTTTTGATTTATATGCTACTGGAAATTATTTATTTGCAAGTCCAATAGATATAGGTGGAGTTTATACTTCAAGAGTAACTGCTTCTATTACACAAACTTCAGATAACTTAGACGACTTATTTGATTCAAGAACTGGCGACTTTGATGACGCAAGTTCTAACTTTGATGGCGATACTCCTGCAAATTGTAATGCACATTTAGAGATTGCTTTATCTAATGACAACATAACTTACACATCATTTAGAAACTTTGTCGTTGGAGACTACACGAGTAGATTTTACAAGTTTAGAGTAGTATTAACTTCTTTTGACTTAGCATCTACTCCAGTTATTAGTGCTTTATCAGTAAGTATTGATATGCCAGATAGAATATTTAGTGGAAATGATTTAGTAAGTGGTGCAGGTACTTACACTGTAACATTTACAAATCCATTTTATTCTGCTAACTATGCTGTTGGTATTACTGCACAAGGATTAGCTACTGGTGATTATTATTTATTAACTAGTAAAACAATTAATGGTTTTAATATTGCTTTTAAAAATAGTAGCGATACTGGAGTAAGTAAAACATTTGACTACCTTGCAAAAGGTTATTGATTAATATATTAGATAGATTATGGCACAACACGATTTAAACATAGCGAATCAAGGCTTCCCAGCTTTTAGAAGTGATTTAAACAATGCTCTATCAGCTATTCAAACTACACATTCAGGAACATCAAGACCAACTGGTGCTGTTGCTGGTCAAATTTGGCTTGATACGACATCAGCAACTTCTCCTACTTTAAAATATTATGATGGTGCTGATGACATATCTTTAGCTACTATTGACCATTCTGCAAATACTGTAAATTGGTTAGACTCAACTGTTTCTGTAACTGGACTAACTACTACTGCTACTGGAACTGTTTTAACACTTTCAGATTCAGCTTCTACATCAACAGTAAATTTAATTATAGACAATCAAAAAGAAATTCGTTTTCGTGAGACTACTGCAAATGGAACTAACTATGTAGCATTAAAAGCACCAGCTTCATTAAGTGCTGATGCAACATTTACTTTACCATCAACTGATGGAACTAATGGACAAGCACTAATTACAAATGGTTCTGGTGTTTTATCTTTTTCAACTATTTCAACTTCATTAGCAACTCCACTAGCAGTCGTTGGAAATGCTACTGCTGGTTCTGAAATTAGATTGCCTGAAGATACTGACAATGGTTCAAACTACGTTGCAATAAAAGCACCAGATACAATCGCATCAAATTTAACTTTAACCCTTCCAAGTGCAGATGGAAGTTCAGGTCAAGTGCTTCAAACAAATGGAAGTGGGGTTTTGTCGTTCATTAGTTCTGGGGGAAAATTTGAATCTGCTTTATTTCATGTAAGAGATGAAAAAACAAGTGGAACTATTGGTGGCACTGCTACTTCTGGTTCTTTTACGAAAAGAACTTTAAATACTACACTTACAAATGAAATATCTGGTGCTTCTATATCATCAGATGTAATAACTTTACCTGCTGGAACTTATTACATTAATGCAAGAGTACCTTTTTATGGCAACCCAGAATACGTTAAAGTAAAATTAAGAAACACATCAGATGGTACAGATGCCTTATTAGGCAGTAACAATTATCAAAATGGATTTATTAATGATTTTTGGGTAATTGGTAGATTTACAATAGCTTCACAAAAAAATTTTGAATTACAATATAGAGTTGGTTTTACTGTTGCTAGTGAAGGATTGGGTCACCCATCAACTTATGGAACAGAAGTCTATGCTGATTGTCAAATATGGAAAGTAGCTTAATATGAAATACGCATTAATAGTAGATAACAAAGTAGTTCAAATATCTTATCAATCAGTAGAAGGATATATTGAAGTAAATGACAATGTATTTGCTGATATGATTAAGAAACCAGATGGTTCTTTTAATTATTCAGATGAGTTCTTAGCTGAACAAGAACAATTTAGATTAAATAAATTAGCTAAAGAAGAACAAGAAAAAGCTAGAAAAGAATCAGCTATTGCTAAGTTAAAAGCACTTGGTTTAACTGAAGAAGAAGTTAAGTCTATTCTTTAGGATACTTAGCTTTAATACTTGCAATTCTAGTTTTCCAAGCATCTAATCCATTATGATAAATCTCATCTAGTTGATCTACAATAGCACCATATTCCTTGCGTCTATTAACATAAACATCTTCTAATGCTTGAAGTTCAGATTGTTTAGCTAGTATCTGTTGATTAGTAATGTTTGTTGGGTTTCCATCATACCAAACAATTTGATTAATATCCTCTCCTGATACACTTACTTGTGCAGTTGGATTTAAAGCTAATATTGTTTTGCAAATATCTATTTTCATAATTAACCTTTAATTTCTAAACAAGTTATAGAACCTTTAGCACTACCAGCATTAAGATAACTTGTAACTGCTGAGTTACTTCTAAAATATACTTGATAAGTAGTTGCAGATGTTGTGTTTGGAGAATCTAAATAATTAATACCCATATTATATTCTGCACCTGAACTTGCATCTGAACCATACGCAATTGCCATACCTCTATTATTTGCTGTTGCACCTAAATCTGTCGCACCTCTAAAAATTGTGTATAAAGCTAAAGTTTGAGGAGAAGCAACAGAAGCACCTACTAATATTAAAATTTTATTACTTGCAGATGAAGGAGTGATTGTAACTGATAAAGTATTTGAAGCTGTAACATAGGAAGTTGATGTAGTACTTCTTGCTGTGGAATCTGTTGCACTTAAAACTTGAATAACTTGTCCAGCACTCGCCGAAACACCTGCAAAGCTTAAAACCCCACTTCCATTTGTTTGAAGGAAAAACATAACTTGCAGATTTTACAAATCTAAAATATAACAATTACATGATATATTTCATTATTGGATTAATGCTTGGCTTATACGCAGAATGGAAGTGGGAGATAGCTAAGTACATTATAGAATCTGTAAAAGAACATTTAAACATTAAGTAGTCTTGATTTTTGTGCGTTGCACAATTATATATCGTCAATGATATATACGACTGAAGAAAATAACTTTTACTCAAAGGAGAACTCAATGCTTGATTATAAATCTATCAAAGATTATTGGACTAAGTTCTACGCAGATGCTTTTGAAGATGCTAAAACATTTTGGAAAGATTATGCTAAGACTATGGAACAGTTTTACACAAAGAAATAAATAACTTTATTTTGACAAACTAATTTGATATGTATGCACAAAATTTAATGTGCATTTACAAACTAGCAAATGGAGAGTGTCTCTTGCTAAAGTCTTGCAAATGCTTAAAAGATAATGGCAAGAACACAATCAGAAGAATTAATCAGTCTCAGGGGTCATATTACTGGAGTAAAGAGAGAAGTTAAAATACTAGGAACTTCTGTTTATAAATTAGAAAAGAAAATGGAAACATTGTTCTGGTCTATTTTAGCTGGGCTTGGTGCATTGAGTCTTGCGTTGGTTATCATCACATTAAACAAGTAAGTATTGCCAATTAAAACGAATACAACTACTAGTTAGTTTATGAATAAAAGAATCTTAGTTATTTCTGATTTACATATTCCATATCATAGAGAAGATTCATTTGAGTTCCTAAAAGAAATAAAAAAAGAATACAAACCAGATACGATTGTAAACATAGGTGATGAGATTGATTGCCACGCATTATCATTCCACGATCATAACCCTGATCTAGCTTCTGCTGGACATGAACTTGTAAGAGCAAAAGATTTTATAAAAGAATTAGAATCAATATTTCCTGAGATGACTTTGTTAGACTCAAATCATTCTAGCTTAGTTTATCGTAGAGCAATTAAATCAG